TGAGTTGTTCGTCTACATTCTTCTGGTCTTCCGGGGAGAGTTGGGAGAAATTGGGCTCTTTCGATTCATCGACAAGCCATGCGCCTCTCTTCTTTTTGATAAATGCCGTGGGTAAATTGAGAACATTCGATAGAATACCAACATTTTTCGGTTGCCCTTCAATGCTTATAAATTCCCAGTATTGATTCTTTTTATATAGATTATCCCCGCATTTTTTCAATTCACTGAAGAAATTCATCTTGAGTGAAGCGGGTGTCATGAGAACCACCTGTTTCTGGGTTTTCATTCCCTCGGCAATCGCGATTGATGAACACGTTTTACCTGACCCTAATCCATGGTATAATAATAATCCTCTATATGGCGTATATAAATTCAAATAATCACGTACGATTTCTTGATTGGTAAAGAGTTCATCTACACCGGTCGATGACCTAGATTCACATGAGACATCTGTGCTATCATTCGCTACTTTTTCCGCATAATAATTCATCATTTTCGATATTTTTTGAATATATTTACTACGATTTGTCATATAGTGTGGTGAAATACGAATATTAATGGGTTTTTGTTTTGGTATACGTTCAATTAATAATTTATCGCCCATTTTAATAGTTGGGTCGATAGGTTTATAAAGAATATCTTCTATCCTCTCTTTTTCTCTTTTAACCCTCTCTTTTTTGACATCTTCGTCTTCTTCTTCTTCTCCTTCGTCTTCTTCTTCGTTGGAACTGGGTTTATTATCAAATAGACGAATTTCGGATTCGATTTCACTCTTCTTTTCTACTTTTTCTTTTTCTCTTTTTTCTTTTTTTTCTCTATTTGATTCATCTTTATCAACAAATATTTTTTCCTCCTCCTCTTCTTCTTCTTCTTCCGCCACTTCTTGAACACCCTTTTTTGTAATTACGGTAGGCACAGTTATTACAGATTTCGTCAAAATAGTGGATTTGATAGTAGGATTCAATAGATGGAGTCGTTGCATGACTTCTTCGCGATTGAGTCCGGATGTTCTCGTTCTATCCACGATTTTTACAACAATCGCATCGTCATTGTTATCCTCTTTTTTTTGTGGTAAATTATCAAATAGAATATTTACTGCTTTTTTTGGTTTTGCTATTTTTTTTTCTTTTATAGCTAAATACTCCATATATAATATAACTATATATAGAATTATTCCTATATGACTACTTGATTTATGTAAATGTATTTACATTACGAATCGCATTATCACACGCAATTTGCTCCGCCTTTTTCTTAATATTATGACGACCCTCCCCTAAAAACATGAAAATCCGGCCATTTTTCGACATATAATCATGGATTTCAATGAAACTCGCGAATTTACTATATGATAATGCCTCGTGGTGTTTTAATCCTATAGATAACTGCCCTAAACATAAATAAACGCCCATATAATAACCCGTATCCGTATTATGTTCTTCGATTTCCATATAATACGGGGTAACCTTGAATTCTTTCTGAATTCGGACTTGTAATATATTTTTATAATTATCGTCGTTTTGGATGAGAGACATCCAATCCACATGGCGTTCGAATACAGCAGAAATGAATCTATGTGATAATTGGAATCCGGGTCCCATAAGACCTTTGAATATATCATCTTTTATTTCTAGGCGGCCGAAATCTAGGAAAATCGCCCCCAAAAACGACTCGAATAAACAGCCCAATTTTTTCAAATTCGTACGGGTTTGTTTGGTCTCGGCATGTTTCGAAAGAATAAACCATTTATTCAGTCCCATTTCTAATGCGAGGCGTCCTATAGATTCATTCTTGACAAGGGCAATCTTCTTCTCCGTCATGAATCCTTCATTCTCTTTTGGAAAACGGCGATAGAGTTCGAATTTGGCGATACATTCGAGAACCCCATCTCCCACAAATTCGAGGCGTTCATTCGATTTTGAATATAATGGGAGACAATCATCGGGTTTAGGCAAAATCACAATATTATTACGTTGATTCTCAACCATGGGATACTTTATATATGACCGATGGATGAAAGCCCTGCGATATAATTCGAAATTATTGATAGGAAGGTCTATGCCATAAGTTCTCAAAATACGCTGGACCTCTTCTTTTGTAATCTCCTTATTTAGGGGATTATATGGGTCGAAAATATAGCGTTCAATGCCATCATGCGATTTTTCAATTCTTATATCTTCGTTTGTATTCATTTTATCTAGTTAATAAAATGAATTGACTACTTTATTATATGACTTATTGTTTATATTGTTTTCATCGTAATAAAATAAAATCTATCCAGTAATTATATAAGAAATGGTCGTTAAAAGTATGTTTTCACGTAAAGCAATGAGAGGTATACCTCAAAGTAACACTGTAACAAACAGACCTCAAGGTGGAGGGGAGAGGAAGGCAGGTTTCCCTTATATGATAGGACGTGATACCAATTCCAGTATCGCAATGGGTACAACAAATGCTGTCGTAAACAACAAATGCTGTAATCTTAAATCTTACCAGACTATGGCATGGACTTCTTATACAAAACCAAGTAGGCCTGTAGGCGTGAATCCTATGGCTTATAGAATCGGTATTGCCAGATAAATCATCTATATGTTTTCAATAAATCATATAGATATTAGTTATTTAAATCATCCATATATGAAAATTATTCTGGATAATCGAGAACATCTTTTATATGATAAAATACAGACCATCCTTTTTACGACCCCCAACCCCAATATAGAAATTTCTTTTGAACCCATTCCTTTAGGTGATATTTTGATAAAAACACCAGACGAAAAAACGTGCATAATTATCGAGCGTAAATCTATTTCCGATTTATTATCCAGCGTGAAAGATGGGCGTTACGAAGAACAGTCATATAGACTTTCGCATTCCGATGAATGCTGTCCGCATAATATTATCTATTTGATAGAAGGTATGTTCTCCATATTGAGAACACAACAAGAGAAGAAAATCGTCTTATCATCGATTATTTCTCTCGACTATTTCAAAGGTTTCAGCGTATTGCGTTCAACCAATATGCAAGAGACCGCGGAACTGGTTCTCGCATTCGTCGATAAAATAGGTAGAGAATTCGATAAGGGTAAACGCGGATTTTACGAGAACCTACCCCCTCATACAGTAGAACCAACGTCAACTACTGCGACAATAACAACAGAAACGGTGGATTCTTATTCATCGGTAGTCAAAAAAGTCAAAAAGGAAAATCTAACACCGGAAAATATGGGCGAAATTATACTTTCCCAAATCCCCGGTATTAGTTCCGTGACTGCAGCCGCGATTATTAAACATTTCGGGTCTTTTATCAAGATGGTGGATGCTATGAAGAATGAGAATTCGAGGGCCGAATTCGAGAACATAACCTATATGACAAATGGAAAAACGAGGCGTATAGGTAAAACCGCTTATGAAAACATATGTAAATATATTATTTGACGATTATGCGTAGATGCTCTTTTTAGATGGCTGATTCCGTAGGGAATCATTCGGTAATAAGAATTTACTAGCCTCATTATTCGGTATGATTTGATTCTCATCGTATTTTCCAGAGGAAACCGCATCATGCGTATAAATCACACCCCCCCAGTTTACATCCATTGGATTATCGCTGATTTTATTTCCAAGCATAGTCGAGTCGTGGATTTTATCTAATTCGGTATATTGCCCTATTTGTTGACCATAAGGGTCAAATCCATGATATACATTCTGGTTATATTTTTTATTATCGCGACTAGAATCTAATACAGGCATCACTTTATCTGGTTGTTTATATAAAATACTCGTTTGGGGTAAACCGCCGCCATTATAAAAGGGTCCTGGACGTACGCGGAAAACATTTTCCCCTTGAGTATTTACTTCTTCTTGTAAATAGATGATGGGACATGTTTTACCATTCTTTTTTTGTTCGTCTAAATATTTTAAATATTCGTTCATATTATAAAACGGTATTGGATTCTTACCTGGTTCTTCTGGTTTATTCGAATTATATAGTAAAAGGGCATCTCCAGAACGAATCAACATATTAGGACATTCCGGATTTGGTGAAGGAGACGCAGACGCAGATGTAGACGGGGATGGCGTCATATTTTCCATCCCTTCGATTGCCAAATCATTTTTATATGACATACAAAAAAACAATCCTGATAAAAATGTGATAAATAAAAAAGATAAAAATACGACTAATACCTTTTTCATAACTAATTTATTTATATTAAACAAAGAAGTTATTTACACAAAATTTATTTTAGGTTGACCCTGAATTGAAAATGTTCTATGCCAATATTTAATAATACATCTTTCATTAGAATACCATTTATAAAAAGGTTCAAATAAAATACCCTCGCAAAATACATATAATGGACTCTTTTTCAATTTACTACTATCCATGATAGGCAAATTGAAATATTTTAAAAACGGTATTTTATCTACCCATAGAAACCCGTGAAAATAAATGTAATGTGCGATAAATGCTAGAATATATAAGTTAAATAAAGATAATAAAACAGAACCTGTTAACTTATTACGATAATTATTTCCATAGGGTCCCTTCCCATCACTAGGTGAATTAAAATATGCAATACCAATAAAAAGAAATATAATTAAAACTGCTACTAGAATACATGTAGAAAATGCTGCAACCAATTCTAATAATGATTTTACTAATCCACTATAAAAAACATTAAATAAAATAAAAGTTACTAATAATGATAAAAGCCCGAATGTTAAACAAATGGGTTCTATTTTACTAATAATGGTTTCTCTACTAATAATGGTTTCTCCTTCACCATTATTAAACATCATATTAAACATACCTATTCCAAATAATAACAAATATATACACGATAAAGTAAGAAAAACGCAAAGAAAAACACCCAGTGGTTTAGTTTTTAAAGCATCGAGACTAAATGTTGTATTCTTAAAAAAAGTATATTCATTTATATTTTCAATAAAAGGGACACCAATGATAAAAACAATTATTAAAAATAAATTTATCATATTAAGTTTACCTTTATTAATAGACCCATTTGAAGCATTTGAAGCAACGGTATAAATAGGTATCACAAATGCTATAAATATTATAAATAAGAATAATAAAAAATTCCCCATAGAATAATAAAAATCACCAAAGTGTTTAATTATTGCCTCATATACTATAGCAAGTGTTTTTATTAATACATTATTAGATGCATTTATTTTAACATCATCACTACTTGTACCAGTCATTGCATAATAAATAAAATATACGACCGCACAAATAAATAAAACGATGATTACAAATATCATCAAATATAATTTATCTGCATTCTCTCCTATAGGTTGTTGTATATCAAACCCTTCTATTGTATTATACCAAGGAATAGTGATAATGATAATTATTAGCAATAGTATCCAATATTTCTTTTCCATCCATATATATATGACAAAGATACTTATCGGAAAAGTTTATGCAAAATGGTGCGGATATTGTGTTTCGTTAAAACCCGAATGGAAAAAAATGAAGAATCATATAAAAAAGAATTATAAACATATTCAATTTATCGAAGCCGAAAGTTCTCAAATATCTAAAATAGATATTTTAAAGAAAAAACATAATATCGTCACACAAGGCTACCCGACTCTTTTTAAAATTCTCGAAAATGGTCAAGTAGAATATTATAAAGGACCGCGTTCTGCGGACGATTTGATTACATGGGCATCCGGAAGAAATAATCGAAAAACACATAAATATATGGGCGGTAGAAAGGGGACTCGAAAACGTAAAAACCGTAACTATGTTGACCTATAAAATTGATACATAAATTGACGAATTATAATAAAGATAATTTTCTATTATAATCATGGACTTTAGACTCATCGACTTTCATATATATGACGATTCGAATACCGCTTCCTCTGGTAGCAGCGGTAGCGACGAAGAAGGCATCAAATCAAAAAAAGACCTTCATTTCGTCATTCAAATGTTTGGCGTCAATGAACTCGGGGAAACAGTATCTATTTTCGTGGACGATTATCAACCCTTCTTCTATTGCAAATTACCAGATAGTGCGAATCAGTCCTATGTGACAAAACTCCTAGAATATATCAAAGAACGTAAAGATATGCTGCATTATAAAGACGATATCGTTTCTGCTAAATGCGAGGAATATAATAAATTATACGGATTTACTGGTGGTAAAAAAAGCAAATTCGCGAAATTCACTTTTAAAAACACCGTTGCTATGCGTAAAATGAAAAATATCTGGTTTGCATATGAAAACGGCGAGCGTAAATCCGTGCCTTTCTACTATAAAAATAATACATTGGTCCTATATGAAAGCAATATTCCGCCATTGTTACGCTATTTTCATATACAAAACATCAGCCCATCTGGATGGATAACTTTCGATAAGAAAAAGGTCATGGAACCTGATGTTAAAACGACTACATGCACCTATGAATTTATATGTAGTTGCGATACGGTCCAACCGAAACCAGAGAAAGAAACCCCCGTGCCATATAAAATATGTAGTTTTGATATTGAAGCGAGTAGTAGTCACGGGGATTTTCCTATACCGATTAAAACATATAAACGACTCGCGTCGAATATTGTGGACGTTTTTATCAACGAAGCACCCATGTATTTGAAAATGAAGGATAAAGAAAAGAAATATGAATTAATGTTGCAAACATGCATTTTAACTGCATTCGCGAGTCCATCGAAAAAACCGAAAAATAATATCGATTTGGTATATCCAATCAAAAAAGTGTCTGAAAAGAAACTGAAAGAATTGATTGAAAAATTTAGTATAGACGTATTCACCTTTTCGAATGCGAATATTCACGAAAAAATGTCTATCGAGAATATTTTCCAAGATAAAAATAAAGTATTTGATAATGATTCCGCGGATATAGATGGAGATAATACAGACGATGCTACTATGGGCGTTGACGAAGACGAAGGAAGGGCGGTGGTTCGTAAAGAAAAAAAGAGAGATATAACAAAATTCCGAATCATCGAGCTACTCGTGAGCGAAACGAACCGTGAAGATAAAATCATAAATCTCACCTATGCATTCGAAGAAGCCCAATTTCCGCCATTAAAAGGAGACGAAGTCACATTTATCGGGTCGACGTTTATGAGATACGGAGAACCAGAACCCTATTTGAATCACTGTTTGGTCGTAGGAACATGTGATCCCGTCGATGGCGCCGAAATTGTATCGGTGAATGACGAAAACGAATTGCTTGTAAAATGGACACAACTCATTCAAGATGAGAATCCAGATATTATTATAGGATATAATATTTTCGGCTTTGATTATGAGTTTATGTTTCGCCGCGCACAAGAGAATCACTGTCTCGACGATTTCCTCAAATTTTCAAGACGTAAAGGCGAACTATCTGCGAATGAAATCGTAAGTAGAGATGGTTCGCCAAATCGTATCGAAATCGAACATACGAAGGTCGTATTTGCAAGTGGCGAATTCGACCTACATTATTTCAAAATGACCGGAAGACTTCAAATAGATATGTATTCTTATTTCCGACGCGATTTCAATCTATCGTCCTATAAATTAGATGACGTAGCCGGTATGTTTATAAGCGACGATATTTGTCATATAGAATATTCTTCTATTGGAACCACTGAAACCACCCATCTCTATAGTATGAATCTTATGGGACTCCATGTGGGGGATTTTATTCATATAGAAATAACGAAATTTACTACGGATTATTATGAAGATGGCCGTAAATTCGTCGTATTGGATATCATACGCGGCGTTGAAAGGGTTGATAAAAAGGGTAAAACCGTGTCATATAATATCATTGTGATTGAAGGACACCATATCATCTGCGAAAAATCGATAAAATGGACTATGTCGAAGGACGACGTAACCCCCCAAGATATTTTCCGATTGACGAAAGACGGTGGTCCATCGGGACGCGCAAAAGTCGCGAAATATTGTATTCAGGATTGCAACTTGGTACACCATCTTATGAATAAAATCGACGTAATCACTGGGTATGTCGAAATGTCGCGTATTTGTAGTGTGCCGATTAGTTTCCTCGTATTCCGCGGTCAGGGTATTAAACTCACTAGTTATGTGGCAAAAAAATGTCTGGCGAAAAAAACATTAATGCCGGATTTGGAAAAATCGAAGGGGAATGACGGGTACGAAGGTGCCATTGTTTTACCGCCGAAATGCGCCATGTATATTGATAACCCCGTCGCGTGTGTGGATTATTCTTCGCTTTATCCCTCGTCTATGATTAGCCAGAATTATTCGCACGATAGTAAGGTATGGTCGAAGGAATATGACCTCGATGGGAATCTTATTCGGGTCACTGGCGAAAGAGGGTTCGACGGAGAATTCCTATATGATAACTTAAAAGGGTATGAATATATCGACGTCGAATTTGATACATACGAATACCGGCGTAAATCCGCCACGAGTGCTGCAGTGAAAACCAAAGTGGGTAAAATGATTGTACGCTGGGCGCAATTACCCGACGACCAGAAATCTATCATGCCGAGTATTTTGGAAGAACTCTTGAAAGCACGGTCGGATACGCGTAAATTGTCAAAAACCGTATCTGACCCATTCATGCAAAATATTCTGGATAAACGCCAGATAGGTTATAAAGTAACTGCAAATTCTCTATATGGCCAATGTGGTTCCAAAACCTCGACTTTTTATGAGAAAGATGTCGCTGCATGTACGACTGCGACGGGGCGAATGATGATTACTTATGCGCGTAGGATAGTGGAGGAAGTTTACGGGGACCGTCTTTATGAGACAGTTGCACTAGGTCCTATAAAATGTCATGCGGAGTATGTCTATGGTGATTCTGTCGCAAATTATACTCCTGTTAAAGTACGTGTTAACGGAGTGCCTGTCATATGCACAATTGAAGAACTAGGTGAAAAGTATGGACAAGGAAAATGGGTCACTTGTGAGGAAGAGGGGAAACAGACAAAAGAATTCTGTGAACTTTCTGGAGTAGAATCGTGGACAGAAAATGGATGGACCAAACTACACCGAATAATAAGACATGCACTTGCTTCACATAAAAAAATGATGAGGATATTAACACATACAGGATTAGTTGATGTCACTGATGACCATTCACTTATTCGTTCAAATGGTCATGAAATATCACCCAAGGATTGTCAAATAGGAACGGAATTATTACATAAAGATTCAGAATTAGTTATCTCCAACGATAAAAATATTTCAATTGAAGAAGCATATATTATGGGATTCTTCTTTGGGGATGGTAGTTGTGGAAATTATAATTGTGCGTCTGGTAAAAAAAGTAGCTGGGCTCTTAATAATGCATCTATGGACATATTACAAAAATGTTTGAATTATTGTGAGATTGTATATCCCGAATTTGAATGGAAAATATTAGATACAATTGAAAGTTCGGGGGTTTATAAGATTTGTCCGAAATCTTATGCATATGGTAGCATTGTAGAATTTGTACGTAAGTATAGAGAAAAAATGTATTATAGTTCATGCAAAATAATACCAAATGAAATAATGCATTCTCCTATAGAAATACGTAAATCATTCTGGAACGGTATGTATGATGCAGATGGAGATAAAGATGCAAATGGTTATGTACGAATAGACCAGAAAAATCAATTGAGTGCATCTCATATCGCATGGTTAGCAAATAGTATTGGATATAAAACATCAATAAATACTCGCGCGGATAAACCAAATGTATATAGAATCACAATGACAAATAAAACACAACGTAAAAATCCATGCGCAATAAAAAAAATGCATGAAATACCATACCAAGGATTTGTATATGACCTAACGACAGAGAATCATCATTTCGCTGCGGGAATCGGTAATTTAATTGTACATAACACGGATTCTGTATTCTTCACATTCAATTTGGAGGATCCGAAGACAAAAGAAAAAATCCGTGGTAGGCCCGCACTAGAAGCCACTATCGAAATCGCACAAGATGTCGCCGAGTTATGCACCAGTTTCTTGAAACCCCCTATGGCCCTTGCCTACGAGAAAACCCTCATGCCATTCATTCTCCTATCTAAAAAACGCTATGTGGGTATGCTGTACGAAGAAGACCCTAATAAGGGTAAACTCAAGTTTATGGGACTCTCACTCAAACGCCGTGATGCATGCGACTATTTGAAAGATACGTATGGGGGCATTCTCAATATTCTCATGGATGCCGCGAGTTCAACCAATACGATTCAATTAGCCACCAATTTCTTGAAAACTTCGCTCAAAAATCTCATCGATGGTAAAGTCGCCATGGATAAACTCGCCATCACCAAAGCATTGAGGAGTGATTATAAGAATCCGCAATCTATCGCACATCGAGTTCTATCAGATAGAATAGGTAGAAGAGATCCCGGAAATAAACCCAAACCCGGAGACCGTATCAAATACCTATTTGTCACGAATGCTGATAAGAAAGCCCTATTAGGTGAACGCGTAGAGACACCGGAGTTCATCGTAGAAAATCGTATAAAAATCGATTATATGTATTATATTACGAACCAGTTGATGAAACCCCTACAGCAATTATTCGGTCTCGCTGTAGACCAAATATTGGAACAGGACCCAAATAAAAAAGGTACCCTCGCACAATATAAAAAAGATATAGATATCATGAAGGCGGAGACTACTACCAGAGATGGCGAATGGGATATAGAAACCTATATGAAAAAGAAGGAGAAGTATTGTTCGACCAAAATCAAAGCCCTCTTATTCGAAGAATTCTTACAAAATATTCATAATAGCAATAATGGTATAAGAAAAATATCCGATATGTTTGCTAAAAAATAAATTATTAAGTGGTATAAATAGGTCATATAGAAATATTTTTTATATGACTCTTGTGATGAGAAACCCGCTTTCTTTTCTTTTTCTTTTTCTTTTTCTTTTTCTTTTTCTTTTATCTAAAATTATTTATAAAATTCGGGTTATTAATATAACTTGTAAAAATATCGGATATTTCATTTGTAATCGTATCAGGTATATTAGAGGTAATATTACGTATAAGGGGGGTCAGATTTCTAGTTCTCGAAGTACTGAATGGATTATTATCTGCTGGTTCTAAAGGCGGTGGTTCTTCGTCTTCTGTTTCTTCATCATCAGAATAATTTCTTATATCATATCTACATAGGGGGCACCTCGAATTACGCGAGAACCAGTTCATAAGTGATGTCTCTTTATAAATATGTTGACATTGTCTTATACATAATAGGTTCTCGCCATTTACGAAATCAGTAAGTGTTATAGGACAAACATGGGTCGTAAATAATGTGTTTGATGAATCATAT